TGTAGACTCTTCTTCAAATGTTTCAATCATTCTACAAGATTCACACCAGGATATCAAATATCTCTTACTATTATCTTCAAACAAATTGCTATTCTTCTTTATTTCTATTGGTTCTATCATATTTTACCAAATGATAGATATTTATTCATAACATCGTCTAAATTCTTTTCTGGAATTGGCCAGTCAAAATTGGACAACTGCGGTTCTTGTAATATATTATCAGGGTCGTTATTAATATAAACCAGAGAGAATGATTCCTTCTGGTTATTAATATCTTTCTGATTAATAAAATCCTTTGGATTTTCTATAATAGGATATATAGTAGTATCTGTAATAGTATCTATAATAGTATTGTGTCCACTATTGATGGACAACTGATTCTGTGAATTGGACAACTGATTGTCTAAATTGGACAACTGATCTAGTAAATTGGACAACTGTTCACTTGGAACGCCAAACTCATACTCAGAGATATTCTTTTCTCTTTTGCGAATTGTTATAAGAATGTTATGTTCTAACAAGAAGTCCCTTACTTTCATTGCCGTCTTTCTGTCAACACCAGCTTCTTTGGCTACTGTTAACCATGATGGGAATATTTTATTTCCCAATTCATAAGTTCCATACATTGAAAGAGTAAAACATACTGCTTTAAAATGTGCTGGATTTAGATTGTTTTGCTTAAGTATTATGACTGGAAAGTCCTTTACAAATACTCTGAATTCGTGATGATTCATACTTATTCCTCCTAAGAATATATATAAATTATACCACACTTTTCACTACAATGTCAACTAAAATATGAAAGAAACTATCTGTTGTACATTTTGAACAAATTTGGCCTTTACTATTGAATCTTCAACTATAGAAACACCAGTATCTATGGCTATTGACATAAATTCTAAATAATCGCTAAATTCGTAATAAGCTTGAGATATTGCTACCTGAGCATCATCTGGATCTCTTGGAAGTTGCTCAAACCATGGCACTATTTTTCCATAAAGAATCGACTCTTGTCCAGAATTCTCTGGAAACGACTCCATAGCACCTATCGCCATGTTAATTCCAGCACCAACTATTTGTTCAGCAGAATCGTCAGAATATTCTTGTGCATAAAACAAGGCTTCTTCAAACGAAATACCCGTAGACACAAAACTTTTAGCAATTTTACTTGACAATGCTCTGGAAAGTCCTGCACCACTAATTTTAATTGCTATCTTTGAAGCCAAAGTACCAGAGATTCCAGTTCTTGACAATTTTATTCAGCACCAAGATTTTGAAATGGTGCTATTAAAGAAATGCATTCATAAGAAGTCGTGTGACCAAAAACATTTATGATAGGAGTAATGCTTGTTATTTGATAATAATGATTTGGAAGAATTACTAAATTTTGACCATCACGAATATCAAGAATTCTTGATCCGACTCTTAAAGGCTTCTCTGAATAAAATTTTACTCTCTCTCCAGAATTTGATCCAAGAGTAAATTTAATATTTCTGGTAAAAGAATGAACAGTAACGTCCTGGTCTCCAACTTTTTCAGTAACAAAGTTGTAGTAATCTCCAGAAAATCTATTTCTTTTAATTGAATTAGTTTTCATTAACTAATCACCCATTCATAATAATATTCATTATCTGATGTTGGATTTGGATAAACTTTTCCAGTAGTTATCGAACGAGATCCCATAAAAGAAAGTTTTTTACAAGCCATAACTGCCAAAGGTGCTATCCAAGGAGAAGTTTGATCTCCTGCTTTGAATGTAGTTGAAGCATCATTTTGACTAATTGTGCTTGCAGAAATTTGTTCAAAAACGATATCCTCATTTTCATCCATATATGCAGCTTGATAAGATACCGCTCTTTTTAATAATTCAATATCTCTTTCTACAATAATTTCATTCTCAAATTTTCCAACATACATTTCAATTATTGACTGTGCTCTGTTTATTAATGACTGATTTAAATTTCTATTAGTTAAGTCTAATACTTCAGTTGTTGTTGCTAACATTTATTCTCCTCCTAACCATTTTAGACCCAGGTAAGTCATGCTATAAACTGCAATTTCACTTACATTGTTAACTTCCTCTTCTAAATCTGGATATAATATAGATTTTCTTTCTGGTAACAATTCATCCTTTTCAGATCTAATTGTTCCATTAGACTCATTTGTTGGTGCTTGAACAATTGGCCCTCCACCAGCATTGGTTGGAAGTGTTTGTCCAAGATAATTAAGATTAGTTTCTACATCTTCTACACGACTCCTGTCAAGTCTTGAAGTGCTATATTGCCAAAGAATTGTTTCTTCATTTTCATCAACATCGTCTATTGAAATATTTTGAACAACTCCAATATTATAGTCTTCTCTTGCCATAGTCAATGCATCTTCTGTGCAGTTGAAGAATACTTTTCCTGCAATTGTCTGACCATCAATTTCGTCACCTGGCTTCAGAATGATTGTAGTTGCATAATCTGCATAAGGGTTAATATTAGAACTATTAATGCTTGCTGACATTTTTGTAACAATCTCACCATTTGAGACAAAGTTTGAAGGAACCAGAACTAGCTTAGTTGCTCTAATTTGATTTGGTGCATAAGATTCAAATTCATTAGGAGCTTGAACCTTTCTTAAAGGTAAACTTGAAATTATGAATTCATCTCCAACTTCATGTCCATTTTCCTTTAAGACATATTTAGCATGGTACTCATCGTTTTTCCAAGAGTCTGAAGGAATGTAGTTTATAAAATTAGTCATTTGATATGTTGAAACATCATTTAATCCTTCAACTATAGAAGTTACACGATATTTATTAATTCTATTGTTGTTAAAATACAGGGAAGCATCTTGATTAATTTCAAAAGGATTGTCTTCAGCAGCATCGACATCTAACAAATCTATTAATTGATCAACATCTTCATAATTGCTAATCATACCGAAATCGTGTGCTAACTTTGGACTATTAATCATTAACGATTTTCCATCTATTACTGCATCTTTTAGTGTTTGAATAAATTCTTTGTATTTTGCAGAAACGTATTGAGAATCATAATCTGAAATCTGAGAAGCAATATCGTTAAAAGATTCTGGGTAATTCATAAAAGCAATAACATCATACTTGTCAATATCAATATCATTGTTAATATCAATAAATCTTGCTTCAAACTCATCATCTCTCCAATAGTCTAATTCAATAGGAGAAGATGCAAATTCATCAATATAGTTAATTTCTTTCCAATTAAATTCACTTGTTTGTCCAACCTTATGACCAAGTGAATAATGCTCGGTAAAGCTCACAGCGTCATTCAGACAGGCGAAATACTTGTTTGCAAACTCTCCATACCTAATATATACAACTGCCCCAATCATATCTACTGATCTAATTAAATCATTTGGCCTTGTCATTGGTGTCCCAATTCCTTGGAATACCCAAACTCCATTCTCCCTTGGATCTTTTTGTCCAACAAGAAGAATTCTTTCTCCAGATTGAATAGAATAATTACCCACAATTAATTCAGGAAGATATTTTTCTCCAGTATTTCCTGGACCAACATACTCAGCAGAATATGGATACCCATCTCCACCTGGACCCCAAGCTGTTGTTGATATGGTACTATTTGTTTGAACCATTTGAGGGTTGTAAATATTTATCCATCGTTCTGCAACAGCTTTTACTTTTAATTTTTCAGTAAACTTCTTACTTGACTTGTCATAGTTAAGAACTTCCCCAGGAGAGTTAAACAACTGCTTTGAAACATTGTAGGTAGAGGTGTCGTATGGCGATGATATAGAAATACCATTCTGTTGTTTATCTTCAATGTTCCAATACAATCTAAGTATCTTTGTTGAATTTGTTGTAACAATTGGATTATTAAATTTGGCAGACCCTGTTATTTTTTTAGGGAATTTTGGCATTGTTCCAAAACATGTTACGGCAAGAAGTTTTATTTCATTTTCAGTTAAAGGACGTGCGGCTCTGTAAATGTAATCAGATAAGGTTCCAACAAATACTTCTTCAGATTTTGCAACTGGGATATATTGCTTTACTTGTGCCAGTTCAATGTTTTCAGTTACTGCATCTTCCCAACCAATTCCAACATATGTAAATGTATTGAACCAATAGCTATCATCGATCTCATAAGTTCTTATTTCAAGATTTCCGTCTACCCATAATTCTAGACAAGACTTTTTCTTTTTATCACTCTTATTATCTTTTCCAAAACCATCATTAGTTCTGTTGAGTACAATGTGGTGATTTACATCATCGGCTATGTAAGTCTTTCCAACAAAGAGTTTCTCTTCTTGAGTAACTCTATTCTTGTAATAGAATGCAATTTTTCCATCTACCATTTTTACTTCACCGTAGTTGCGATATTGATCAGTTCCAGTAAATCTTACATACTTGCTGTAATCATCCCAAACTGTGTATGAAGCGTTTGTTATTCCAAAATTGTCATCATGTTGATCTCTGTTTGCATCAGCGTAAGTTGTAAACGGCAAGACGTTGTTGTTCACTATACTCGGACCAGACTTGTAGTTAACATCTTTTACAACTTCAATATTTGAAAAGCTTTCTCTAGAAGCAATTGTTCTATTTACAGTTGAAAATAATGCTTGAGTTTCTTTGCTTGTTCTAATTGTTAACTCATTAGATCCATAGTAGGAGCCCTTAATTGTTGCTACCGCAATTGATCCAACAGAACTTTGTGCACCACCAGAGAAGAATAAAAAGTTTTGTCCATTAAGAATTACCTGTGGCCTATACTCTGGACCAGTATAGGAATATGCTGGCATGTATGATGCCGAACCTGACACTTCATTGTAAAGTCTAGAGTATCTTGTTCCAGTCTCAAAACCAGTCCACTGGCCAGCAGTTTGTGGATGGTTTATAATTCCTAATGCACTTCCTACGCCCACACTCCTATCGCATGGAAAATGCCAAGTAAGTGCAGTATTTCTATCTTGTGCACCTGCAATTGTTCTGTAATTAGCATTTGTAAATGTTCCTGCATATACTAATGATGACCAATACTCATTAGGGAATTGCTCTGGATCTCCAACTTGCTTTGTTCCAATTGTATACAAAGCTTTGTAATAATTCCAAGCAAAAACATCTGCTGGGAATTGTGGTTGAATCAAGTGTGCAAGAGTTACCTTCATAACATCTACGAAGATACCTTCTAAGACTTCGACTGTTGATGAATTAATCAAAGCGTCAGAAGTCATAACGTCAGAATCAATGAATGCATTTGTTTCTGATACGACTGTTGGTGAATTTATTAAGGCATCAGAAGACATAACGATAACGTCAGAATTAACAGATTCAGAAGATTCGGCTACTACTGTTGGTAAATTAATCAAAGCGTCAGAAGTCATAACGTCAGAATCAATGAATGCATTTGTTTCTGATACGACTGTTGGTGAATTTATTAAGGCATCAGAAGACATAACGTCAGCATTAATTAGCAAGTTGACCTCTGATTCAATAGATGGATTATTCATAAATCCAGTTGCAACCAATACTCCTGGAATGTTATTTTCTGAAATATGTGCAAAAGCTTCACGCATGATTACGTTAGCCTCTAATAATTCTGCAAGATTATCTTCTGAAGAACTTGTTAAAGAATCTATCATTAGGGCTGAGGCTGTCACAACACCTGCATCAAATTGAATATCTAAAGGAGGCTGTCCAGTTGCATTATTCATTAATACCGAAGCTGTCATAACATCCGCAGTAGCTGAGTAATTAGTTGGCGGGACATCTAAATAAACCAATGCTTCGATAAGTGGGAAAGTTGGAATGTTAAACGAATATGCAGTGCTTGATGAGTCAAGTTTAATTGCAAATCCATAATTGATATTAGATGTTAAGTATTGATAAGACTCTGTTATATCTATAAGTACTGGGATTCCATTAGCCACCCAGTAAACAATATTGTCATCTTGAATTAAAGTTTCTGATGGTCTTGTATCGTAAGTAACAGTATTGTTTTCCCAAGTTGTTGTTAATGCATAAATATTAAAAGATGCGCTTCCCATATCTTGTGGATAAAATTTTAATAATATCTTTACTATTTCTCCAGAGTTTAAATCAGCGATATATGGCTTAAATAATAGATAGTTTGAAATCTTGCTTATTGTTGGATAGGAGTTTCCAGTTTGCTGATCCTTGGTCCACAAGTTTGAACCAGAAAAATGAGGACTTATTTCTGTAAATACATATCTTGGATCAGTGGCTGGATTGAAAACTACTGGTCTATCAAAACTTCTTGTATGTAGCCAAGAAGGAATGTGATTTCCAGATTGTGCAGACATTGTCATAAGAGCTGCTGAATAGCTTACATCGTCTTCTGCTGGAATGCTTGCAACGGGATCTAACATTAATGCTGAAGCTGTCATAAGAGCTGCTGAATAGCTTACATCGTCTTCTGCTGGAATGCTTGCAACGGGATCTAACATTAATGCTGAAGCTGTCATAAGAGCTGCTGAATGATTTACACTACCTCCTGCAATTCTAACAAGTTCTTTGATATCTTCTTCTGTAAAATCAGCCGATAGATATGCATTAAATTCATCTCCGACCCAGTTTTGTCCATTCGTATTTGAGGATGAACCAAATTGAAAATTTGCTGTAGAAGTTGTAAATCCGTAATTTCCAGTCGCAGTAGATGCTTCTAAGACTCCATTAACATACATCGAGACTCCAGACACATTACTTCTTATTGATACAATATGTCCAAAATATCCTTTTGAACCTGTCTCAATAATTGTTGATGTACTTATTAATGAAATTCCACCTGCTGCTTCAAACCTATATTTTCCAGCATTTGCACCACCAGATGTTCCATAATATGAAAGAGTAGCTCTAAGAGATGTTGATGTTCTCATCTCCCATAAGATCTGGCGCTGCGAAGCAACCAGTTCCGCCGCTGAATTAACTGCTACATTAAAGTTTGCTGTATAATCTCCAGCTTTAATAAAATTCATTATGTCTGTTCTAGTACTTCTTAATTGGCAGTTGCCAAGAAATGCTGTAGAGTAAGCTCCAGTTGCAGTTCCACCACCACTAGCAAGAAAAGCTCCCCATCGAAAAACAGCAGAGCCTGATTGATTGTATGCTAAACCACCTCCAAGACTTCCCTGGTTTGTAGTTGTTGAAGCATTAGTTCCATCAAATTTTACCCAAATCTTTGGGGATTTTGAAGCTATAAAACTTTGTACATCAACTGCCATAATAAAAATAGCCGTATAGCTAAACGCTAACGGCTAACTCCTTGAATTCAATATTTTCTGGGTTGACAGCAGAAATACTGTGTCCACCGATAGATATGATTGGAGCAAAGGAGAAGCTAGTGTTTTTAACAATAGAGCTATCTGATTTTAAATAAAATCTTTCAGCTTTTACTTGCTTTACATTAACAGCTTTCGCAGTTAAAGAAATAACACTAACTTCTACCTTTACATCCATATTTTTATACCTACTATGCTACCGTGAATTCAACGATTCCGTTGACATCCCATGTGATAGTAAAGTTTCCGCTTGACGAAGACTGATCTGCACCAAAATCAACGTATCCAATTAGTGGACTTGTTGAGTTTACTCCAGTCTGTGCATCGTATACAATTGCGTAACGTGCTGTGATTGTGCTTGCACTCCAAGTAACATCTGCAGCATCTAGAACAAGTTTGTTTGTTCCACCTGAGTATGAAACTGTCTTTGATGCCAGAGTGGCACCGCCAGCAGTGTAACCAGTTCCAGAGACTTGATCAGCAACAACATCATCGTAGTAATCATGTGCATCCTGATCAGGCGTGTATGTAGATGCAACTAGGGCAACCTTGATAGTATCACTATCCCAATCAATTTCTTTATTAAGGGACTTTGCAATGAAAGAACCATACAGTTTACTTGCCATGTCTAATTATTCCCCCTCTGAGGTCTTCTCAACGATAGCATAAGCTTCAGCATCTGCAACAGCAAATCCTCTACGAATACGAACCTTGAGTTGAACCCCGTCTGTATTGAACTGAGCATCACGAGATACTGCAGATTCTACATTGCTACGAACACCGTTAATCATCATTTGACGATTACCAACAATCAGCAAAGGATTGCCTGTTGGATTAGCGGATGCAGCATCAGATGTAGCGGCACCATAAGAAACAACTAGTGGGTAACCAAATAGGCTTCCTGGAGTTGCGGCTATTGGATTAGGAAGAACAAGTTGACCTGTTCCATCTACCATTCCACGAAGGTGACCAAGCATCTTTGGATGAGCAATGAATACAGTGTTAGCTGCATCAAAGTACGAACCTTGTTCTACAAGAGCAAGGGCATCATTGATATCTGCGAAAGAAAGTGCACCTTCAGTTTGGATAAGCTGATTTGAAGCAGATACCGACACAGCTCTGTAAACAGACGTGAATGGAGCAGTATCTGTTCCATCAACTGCCACTGTTACACCAAGAGTGGCGTTATCAAACTTGCGGGCCCAACGAGAAGCCCATTCAACCTTGTATGAGTTAAGTACGTCAACGAGTGAATCGTTTACGTCTTCTTCACTGATGTGGAAAATCTTTGCATACTTTTTAGCAGTTAGCAAGATTTCATCTAGTGTTGCTGCAGCTTCGGGGATTGAATCACCCTCGGCTACGATTTCTGGTGCATCTGCAATAAAGCGTGGAACGCCTTTGGTGCGAGATGACATTTGTTCTTTACGAGCGAAAGCTTCAACTACAGAGTTTGCAACAGTTGCCTGTATAACTCTGCTTGAATCTTCTTCTGGAATGAAGCCATTGGCTTCAGTTAAGTCAATTCTTGACATTATAGTTCTCCTTAGATTTTTAATTTAGTTTTAGATATTTTGAATCGTCCAATTCAATAATAGCAAGCCTAAACGTCCATCTAGAATCTTGCATTGTCATTGATTCAATTATATCACGTTTATTTTCCTAGTAGCAGCCTTGCTTGAAGTTCAGAAACAGAGTTATTTACTTTTACTGGACTACTTATTCCAGAGTCTGCTTTTCCGCCATAAACAATTTTAGGATCAAATAATTCTGGATATTCATTTTTTATTTCATCTATTTGTTCTTCGACACCCTCTACTTCAAGAGTTTCAACATTAAAAGAAATTCTATCAAAATCTATGTACTTTTTAAGCTTATCTGAATTTGGTAATCCAGAAAGTGACATTTGTCTTTCAGCTTTTTCAGCTGTTAGCCTTTTTTCCCAATCACTTAATTGTTCCATAGCTTTTTCATAATTTTTCTTAAACTCTTCTTTTTCTTCCCTATTCCTTTTTGCATCAGATTTGGCTCTGTCTAGAGCATCAAGGACTTTTCTAGGGTCCTCAATGACTAGCTCAGATTCCATAACTTCGTAACTTTTTTCTATAATATCGTTATTTTCCATGTTTTTCCTCTATTTTCCTGCTGTTTGTGCAGCAACCACATTATTTGTATTCATTCCTTGAGACATTAATCCAAGATCTGCTTGTTCTACAATAAGATCTGCAACTTCTGAATCATATCCCATTTCCAATAGGACCTGCTTAAGTGAAACTCCAACTACACGCTTCTTAACTGCAACTTCCCAATGATCTAGCGTGTCTAAACTTTCTGAAGACGACCATTTTACTTGTACATCAGAAGTAATTCCTTCAACTCTAAGTAAGAATGTGAACAAATCTCTCCATGTTGATCCAAACATAATTTGTCTATCTAGAACCTTCTTTAAGAGTGGAGCTTCCGATGTTCTTAAGGATTCACCACTTGGTGAAGTTCCAGATGATTCAAAATAATGAAGTGGTGTTGAAGTAATTGAAGCCATGGCCTTAATATATTCAGCAACTGGTTCTGTAAATACCTTATGATCTGCTGGTGAGAATTCTCCAACCTTTGAGATGCCTTTAAGATACCAAAGTTCTCCAGGACCATTCTTTAATGAGCCAAGATTCTCAGAATCTATTGTTGAATCTTCAAAGTCTTGAAGTTCTGAATCGTTTCCACCATTTGAAAGTGCATATCTTTGTGGTGCACCTTGATAGTCGACAGTATTCATATGGGTAATGATTAGCTTGTTGATTGCATCTTGTGGACCATAGGCATCGTAATGCTCTGGTCTTCCATATGTCTTAGATGTTCTAAAGTGGAAAACTGGTATCTCTCCGTAAGGGTTGGCCACTGTTTCAATCAAAGAAAATGAAGCAGAAGAGGTAATTAGATCCAAGTCGCCAACTGATCCATACTTTTCAATTCTATCTGAATAATATAAATTCAATCTTACTTCTCTAGCTCCACTTATTCCTGGATCTATTCCAACATAAGAATCATGTTGCCAAACTTTGGCTGCAAATCTTTTCTTTCTTGGGTTTTCGCTGTCATAAAGAACAACTGTTGTAAGAGGTGAGTTATAGTTAACCTGAATCTCTCCCTTTTCATCTGTCCATGCAATTGCATAAGAGTCTCCATATACCAATGCTCTTTTATGAATTTCATCTGCATCAATGGTTAAATCATTATTTTCCCAAATCGTATTTATAAAAGTATTAGATATTTCATCTGTTCCAAGAATAGAGGCAATCTCTAGTCTATTAGAAACTGAATCAACAACTGATTTAGCAAAATTAAATCTAAATCCACTCTCACCTTTATTTAACATCTTTGTCCATTTTGGACTAGAGAACAACTCTCGTTGATTTCCCTCGTAGTACGCTCCTGCCTTTGTATAGTAAGCTCTTCTATCAAGAATAGCTTCTAAGGCATCTTTAATGTCTCTCATTTTTATTATCTCCTATTGTAATTAAATTGTTTTGCGCTTACTCTTATTGATTTATTGTCTAAGAAGTATAAAACTCCAGTAACAACGGCATCCAATACATCGTCATGCGAAATTTTTGGAAATGACCACATCTGCTCTTCTAATATTGGAAAATGAGCAGAATGTCGAACCCTTCCTTGTTGATAGTAGTTTAAAGCTTTTCCAGCTCTAATCTGCTTTGATAGTTTTTGATGCTTTGATCTATATTTAATAGGAATTCCTTTAAATACTTCTTGCCAAAGGTCTCCACCCTGATTTGTTTCAACATACAACAGTCCAGCGTTATATGTTTCAGCTAAATCTCTCACTATATCAGAAAGATCTGAGGGTGAAAGCTTTAATTGTTGTGCATGTCTTACATAGATAACATCGTTTCCAAGATCATCTATTCCTCTTGACAAAACAGCGATTCCTGTATAGTCAGAAACTTTATTCTTTGTCACTGCAGGATCCACTGAAATAATGGTATTTCCATAGTCAGAAAGGTCCTCAACAACAACATCTTCATTACTCCAAAATGTTCCATCAACATTTATAGGTCTATTCATATAATTCTTTGCAAAATCTCTTAAATGTCTTTGAGATTGTAGCCATTCTAATGACCACTTTTCCTCCCAGATTGATCTTTCAGTTCCATCTTCATTTTGCATAATTGCTGGATAATAGTGGGCATCAACATTCTGATCTTTAATCCATCTAAGTTCAGGATCATCAGGAAACTCACAATACTTTCTAAATTGATCCATAATTGAATTAGGCATAGTTGTAGTTCCAACAAAAACCATTCTTGCATAAATATTCATAGGGGCAATGTCATCAAAAACAGTGTTCAGCTGCCTACCTGCTTGATATTCTGAATAGTTCTTTTCACCCTTTTCAATGTCATCTAAAATAATTAAATCTGGTCTTTGTCCAAATACTTTTTTACCAAGAGAGTTTGTATCAATTCCATTGGCATCAAAAATAAAATCATTGCTCTGGACTATTCTCCAAGAGTTGTTTGCAAGGGCTCTGCCTGTCGTAGAGACGATTTTAGGCTTACATAGTGCTGGGTAGTCACTTTGTAGATATTCGTTTGTATCTAATTCATTTTTGAATGTAATCAAATGAGTCTCAGCCTGACTTGCAGCATCAGAAAAGGCAGCAACGAACTTAACATGACCATGAGCTGCTGCCCATAATGGTAAAATCAAAAAGATCCAAGTTGACTTGCCAGATTCTCTTGGAGCAATCCAAGCATCTCTATTTTCTTTAGGTACTATTGGAGGGGTTATCCAAGACTTTCCATATTCAGATAAATCAATATGAAATTCAGAAAGAGTTATCTCTCCTTTAGAATTTTGAAGGTGGTGAGGAAGATAAATTAAAGCAAATAATAATGGGTCATACTTGGTTAATTCTACTCTTCCCTCTGAAAAGGTCAATAACTCTACTGGAATATTATCAAATAGTTTATCAATTTTCATTTTTTATCACCTTCTCCTAAAATATGAAATATATCGTCCACACGAGTCTCTAAGCGATTTGTTTGATCTTTTAATGAGGATCCACCGTTTGGCTTTAGCTCTTTTAAAAATTTTGTTAAAATCCATTTAATCAGAGCTATAAAAGAACCAATAACTAAAACAATTCCTACAAATAATTCTCTTAATACATCTGAACTCATAATAAGATATCTCCAAATTGAAATTTACTATGAATATTTATATGGGATAGCGCAAATAACTTTTTTAAAAACAAATTCATTATTGGGTACTCCCTATTATATATATCTCTTATAATATATGTATTAATTATCATAGGAATATATTTATACTTCATTCCTTGAATTTTGTTTACTAATTATATTATCTTTCATCAAAGCATTATTCATTCTGGCTTCATTAAGCATGTCTGTAAGGGCAAGATCTGTGCCATCCTTGCTTCTTGTCTCACTAATAGCAGTTGATTTACCTTCAATAAGATTGATAGTTTGTATTGCTTTATGAACAGCATTAGCTAATTTATTTAATTCATCAGAGTCTAACATATCTTCCATAAGCTTTTCAAAGCATCTATCAAGAACTGCTTGAGCTGCTACTACCTTTTCTTTATCTGTATAGAATATTCCTAAACTTCTTGCTATTACCGCCAAAGAATTCGGGGTAGGTAATTCTAAATTTCTTTGAACAAAGAATTTCTTTGCAGTATGATATGATCCAGGATATTTTAAATATCTCATAGCAGGACCAATTCCCATTTCATTTGATATTTCTATAAAATCTGTTATTTGTTCTTCTGTATATTTTAAATAGCTCATTATATTTATATATCTCCTCTTAATTTGGTATTAAGACACACGTTCCTGGATATCATAACCATATTTAATCCTTTAAACTCTTCTTTATAATACTTGATAATTCATCAGAACATGTGAAGTTTATATTTATATTAGCTTCATGGTCTTCATTAAATAATATTAATGTCATAGTTAATGTATTACTGTTTTCTATATAGTCTATATCTTTTGCATATGGGAATAGTATCATTATATTTATCTACTACCCCCCCGAAAAAATAAGCTAGTTTGTGCAACGTGGCAATTCATTACTTTAATTATAACATATATATATATTAGTTGCTAACTGTTAAGACTTACATCTTTGCTCAAATGCTTCCTATAACAATTGTTTAGGATTTTAGAATTAGATGGCGGGGGCTGGATGATAGACTATGACCCCATATGACACGGCCCCCACCAAGATTAAGTGTAAGAGGGCGGTTATTCTTAGGAAGACGCTTCCGCCCTCTTACGAGGTGTATCTAATGGCTTAGATATTATATTTAGTTAGGTGACAGAAAATATTATTAAATACTTTCTATATATATTATATCATGCTTGTTGGTGTTTTTTTACCAAGTAGTTTCTTTTTCCATAAGATCTTTGTAACACTTTTCATGTACTACTCCCCGATTTTTTCCTAACCAAAGACCAAACTTTAGAGATTCCATAATTTCTAAACAAAGTCTGCATTTATCTTTATGGTGTAGCACGATCACAATAGGTCTATATCCTGGCATAGACGTACACTCTCCAACAAACTTTGCAGTATTGGTTCTTACCATCAATTGATTGTGTTTTCTTCCCAAATTCATCTATCTGTTTTATCTCTTTGCATTTGTTACATCTTTTTTCAACTCTTATTACTTTTACACCGTCAATTTTTCTTTGTTTATAATAAGATTTCATATATTTTTTATGACATTCCTTACATTGATGATTATATCCACTTTTATGAAAGTCATTTATATAGAATTCAGATAATGGCAAAAAGTCTTCGCACCTACTACACTTTTGCATGTTCTACCTGCCAACCAATTTCAGTCATGTAAATATTACATTTATCACAAGTAACCTGTGGTGCTTTAACATATGGAACTGTAGACTCTTCTTCAAATGTTTCAATCATTCTACAAGATTCACACCAGGATATCAAATATCTCTTACTATTATCTTCAAACAAATTGCTATTCTTCTTTATTTCTATTGGTTCTATCATATT